GGTATAAAATGGTGTTCTTTATAAGTAGGTTTGCGGTGGAAAACTTTTACCATTATCCACTTATAATACACGCCCATTAACACTCCAACTGGGACCCCTACAATAATTCCTATTACTACTGCTATTATTATATCCATAATTATCTCATATTATTTTACTTGTATCTATTCCCTTTTCTTCCTTTAAATAGTCTCTTATTAGTTTTTCTATAATTTTAGATTTATTGACTTCTTTTTCTACGGAAACTTCTTCCAGTAGATCATACATCTTTTTATTTAGAGATACAGATAGGTTCTGTCTTTTATCTTCTTCTTTTAATCTATTAGCCATAAACAATTTGTTTTTTCTTATATATCATTATAAACTTATTGTGTTTGAAAAATAAAATAATGGAAAATAAATGGTTTTTTAATTTAATATATACATTAAACTAAATATTGGTTTTTTGATATAAAAAATAAAAAAAGAAAATATGAAAGAAATTGAGCATTTGTATAATGATAGAAGAAAATCTTATAAAAACTATGGCAAAGTATATACTGGGAATAAAGTGGCTAACTATATGATAGATTATATAGGTGAACTGAATAACAAAAATTTGAAAATATTGGAACCATCTGCGGGAAAAGGATCATTCTATTTCTCTTTGATTGATAAGTTATTAAATTTTTTTACTATATCATATATAGTGGAAAATATTATGTATGCCGTTGAATTAGATGAGGACGATTATGATTATATTGTAGATAATTTGAAAATAAATTATAATTATATAATAAACAATAAAACTAAATTATATAATAATGATTTTCTTCTATTAAACTTCGATGTGAAGTTTGACGTTGTTATTGGCAATCCTCCATACGTTTCTTATAGAAATATATATTCATATGATTTTGATAGAAAAGAATATATAAAGTTATTAAATGATAAATATGGGACATCATCTACTTGTGATTTATATGTTAGTTTTTTCATAGCCACTATGAGATTATTAAAAGATGATGGAAGGCATATATTTATTTGTAGTGATAGCTGGATCTCTACTGGATATGGAACAGTGCTCAGCGATCTTTTAAATAAATATCAAATTAAATATTTTATAACATCACCATACGAATATTTTTTCGATTATGATACTAATGCTATAATCACAGTAGTTGATAAGACTGAAAGACCCAAAAATTATAAGACGATTGTTTACTATGATGGTATTAGTGATAAGAAAATAGAAATAGATATTAAAGATCTCATCGAAAATAAAATGAGGAATATTTTATGTATTTATCCAAATATTATAGATTATGATAAATTGAAAAAATTCAATTTTGATAAAAAATTAAGCGATTTCATATCAATAGATAAAAGTGATTTAACATTTAATACTATTAAAGAAAACGTGGTGTTAGAACACGATGATAAAAAATATAAATTATTTTATCAAGATCAATCAAGGGTTGGAAAACCAGCATTATATAAAAATAATATTCAATTCAACGAGTTGAAATATTCAATCAATAAGGAGTTAATTGATAGTAAATTAGTTAAAAATAATTCAATATATTTAGCGACTATGATAGATAGATTACCTTTATTATTTTGGATTAAAGATAAAGATGTTGTTCATACATCAAAATATTATTCTTTAATCCCTAAATATAATTTTGATCCGAAACTATTATATTTCTTGATATTAAACCCTATTACTCAAATAAATATAGAAATATACTTAAAAGAGAGCACGAAAAGAAGTAAGAGAAAAGATGAAATGGGATTTGCAAAAGAAATCGATGATAAAAAATTATTGAGTTTATCAACAATAGATCTAAATAAATTGAAAGATAATACTATAAATATGAT